GATTCCACATCAACAGCTTCACGCAAACGGCTACCCATTTGTTGTGAAAGCATTTGTACATTAGAACCATACTGCTGTACAAAAGCTGTTGTAATTTGATTAGACATAATTGTCCTCCTATTCAAATTAAGGTTTAATTTTCGATGAGTTGTCTACCAGGTAGGTTCGTCTGCATTTTACAACTGTTAGTTGCTCTACTATTCAGATGGTCAAAAAGGATGCTTTTGCACTACCCTTCTAAATTCGGATGTATCATGTTTTGTAAATCAGCTACTTCTTTAACAGCAGCAGCATGACCTGGATGATCTTTCAACCAATATGGATGTGTTTGATCTCCCATGATTTTTGTAACTTCTTTTTGTGCTTCAGATGGTGTCATTGCACCAGCCGTTTCTTGTCCAGCACTTATACTATCTTCACTAAATTTTTCTGACATTGTTGTCAAGGCACGAATAAAACCTGGATGATTACCGATTGGTGTACCATCTTGTAATTTTATTTCCGCCAAATCTTCAGCAAAGAAGTTTTTAAAAACTGTATTCGCTTGATTCATTTTTTTATCATATGCCAAGCCAAATTCTTTTCGCAATTCTGATTCATTGTTGACACGATTTAATTCTAAATCTTTTTGTGCTGTATCAATCGCTGATTGTTCAATTCCTGTATAATAATCCAACACCCCTTGTAATTGTGTTGGCATTAAACCTAATTTATGTGCGTGTGATACAAAATCCTTTACTGGCTGATCACTTGCACCTTCTTGTAATGTATATTTAACATCGTACTTGTCTGGTGTTTCTGGAACACCTAATTTCGCAAATGTTTCTTGCCAATCATCTTCGGTAAAATTCTTTGTTGGTATTGCCATTTTATCAGCACCTACCATTCGCTGTGCATGGACATAACTTTTTGCAAGTTGTCCAGCATCCGTAAAATTTTTTAAAGACGCATCTTCTCGTATATCTTCTGGCAGCGTATCAATAAAAGATTGTGTTTCTACTGGCGCTTGTTCGTTTATAGTCGGTTCAGATTGCACCTCTGGTGCAGTTGTCTGTTCTTCAGCCATTCTTTTTCTCCGTTGGTTGTGGTTTTAACATTGTTTTAATCCACAAAGTAACTGCTCGCATTCCTTCTAAATTTGCTGATCTATATGGATCAGGATCAAAAGTAGATGTATGTATTCCAGTTCTATTTTCCAGATCTGCTAAAACAGCAGCGCCTTCTTTAGAACCAAAAACTATTTGATAATTTCGTCTGACTTCTTTTATTATTTCTTCTTGTTTTTTAGCCACTCATTTCCTTTAACAGCGGTGCAGCTCTACCACCCGCTTCCGCCATTTGTGATGCTTGATCTAACTCAGCTTGTTGTGCTGCTGCTTGCTGTTGTTGTTCTCTTATCTCGGCAACCTCTTGATCAGATCGTAAAATTTTTCTTGGTACTCCTAATACATCCGTAATATGCTTAACAAGTTTATCAGGATCAAGATAATCCATCACTGGCAACATTTGTGCAAGTGGGGAAATTATTTCCAAAGAACGCAATATTGCTTGTACATCGCCAGTTCGTTGCGAACGAGCCAAAGGAGATACATATTCAATGTCTATCGTGCTGCCTTGCAAAGCGACTGGCGGTGTTGGTAATAAACCTTTACGCAACATAATATTAAAACTTCTTGTTATCAGTGGTTGTAACATTTCTGCTTGGAGTCTACCTAATACTGGTGCAAGTAATCGCATTTTTTCTTCGTTTCGTTGCATTACTTCGGTGGCTGTCATTCGTACATCTTGCGACATGAGTAATTGGTCCACAAAGAAAGCTTGTCTAATTGCTTCTCGTCTTTGATCTTCTAGGTTTAATCCAACTGGTGTATTCGCACCAATATTTAAAGGTTCAATTCTATCTCTTGTTCCAGAACGATAATAATTTAATCCTCCTGGTTGTGTTCTCACTGGTAATACAAAACTATCATCAGGCACAAGTAAAGGTGGATCAACCATCTTCTGTGCTGCCTTGATTGTTGTTTCTGACATTTTATTTATCATTTTAATGTCTGCCAAAGCCGTCATACTTGGAGAACGACCATAAATTTCTGATGATGATTTTAACCATCGTGGCACAACAAAAGGAAACTCATTAAATCCAGATGTAGAAATTACTTTTTTATCCTCATGGTCATAATAAATCGATATAAATGGCATGGAAGTATTTTCCATTTTATACGGATTTTGCTTGTCATTTGGTTTAACACAATGATGTAGTGTTATTTCATCGTAAGGATTTTCATTGGCTATCTTAATTAATCGTTTTGATAATTTATCGCCAAATCGTTGATAGGCAGCTCTAGCGGTTATTTTAAATTCTCTGTGTACTGTATCAACAACTCCCTTATCATTCTCCGCAACAAATATTTCTTTAATGTGCCTTGTGGAAAATCGTAAAAATTTTTGATCATCTTCTTCGATCATCATGCACGAAGTACCAAAGGTTACGAGATCCGTATATAATTCATGTATTTCTTGCTGAAAGTTTGACCTATCAAGAGCAATGTACATTGTATTCGTACACGCTTCCAACCATAATCTACTTTCATTATCCGATGCTAATCCTTCATTCTTGAATCGCATACTAAACCAAGGTGTTGCTGCATTTGTCAGCATCCCATGTAGGGAAGATGATAATAATTCGGCAGCATGAAGTGCCGTTCCATCATAAATAAATTCTGTACGTTTATCGCCTTGTGATCTTGATTTATTAACATCCGCTCTACGAGGTAAAACATAGTCTGCTATTTCTTGCCAATGACTTTCCCAGTTTTGTCTTTTTCCTTTTAACTTATCAAACTGATGAGCAATCATTTTTGCATTATCCATATATTATATTCCTAATTTGTCTTTGAGTGATTTTTTTCCTTTAGTGAATCCTAATTTCAGTACACCTTGTAAATTTCTTTGTGAAGTAAATTTCTTTCCTTGTTGTGTGGCATCAAACTTTTTCGTATAATCTTCATATGCTGCACCTGGTTGTGCAACATCCGCAGCCGCTTGTGCCGTTGCTATTTTTACTGGTATTGCTGCTAAACCTGGCATGACCGCACCCATTGCCAAACCAATTATTGCTTGTGCTTTATTTTGTGATTCTAACATCTTCCTCGATATAGGAATTGAAGTCATCGCACCAGTTGGATCACCACTACCCATTGCACCAATATTATTATTTGTTCCAGAATTTGAACCATATTTAATTTTTAAAGCATTAGTATTACCTATTACTGATCTACTGATACTTTTATCGCCAGCAGCATATAATTTTTCTCCTTCTTCTTTACTTATACGAACAAAATTACCACCTTCTTGTCTAAAATAATTACCAACTTTTACTAAGTTTCTTTTTACCATTTCATCATTTGTAAATTTTGAAGCTTCTTTTCCATACATCCATCTATCTTTCCCTTTTAAATTTAAAGCTACTTTAGATGTAGGAGAATCCATACCACCCCATTTTTGTCCAGGTGGAGGAGTATTAGGTAATGTTGTTAATCCTAATCTTTTATTTACAGCATCTTTAATCTCATTTGCTTGCTGCTTATTAGAATTATCTTTTTTTTCTTTTCGATCCTTACTTGCTGTACTGGAAGCCATATTAAGCGCCTAATAAAGTTTTCTTATAAACGTCAGGTGTACTGGTATCACCTTCTGTGCTTGTCAGAATGGTATCAGTGTACCCTCTTTTTCTCTGTTCAACAGTTTGCCTAATTTTATTTTTTGTCGCTTGTTCCATTTGCTCTACATTCGCTGGCGGCAACACTGGTGGCTTTGGCGGTGGAGGTGGTGGAGGTGGCATTTTTGGTTTTAAAAATCCCATAATCTTAATTCCTTATATCTAGTGGGTTATAGTTTGTGCCTTGTGCAAATTTTTCTAATCGTCTATTTTCATCTAAATCCAATTCACGAATTGCTATCGCGCAAGTTCGCCACGCATCGGCATAATGCGAGGAATGATCGTGTACTGGTTTAGAAAAAACTCGTTGTTTGTCTAACCATTTACGATGATACCACTTCATGGCATCAAGGAAAGGTTTACAGTTACTTCTATCTATATATGTTTTCGCCAATAAAATTTGACCAGCATGAACCCCATCTTCTATAGGTAATTTAGGACAAACTTTAATTGGTCGCATCCCCATGGAGAAAGCATATTCTTTTCGTGTATGTCCTGTGGAGAGCTCGCGCTGCTCTACATCATGCGGAAAAACATAATTGCGGATATTATATTCTTTCTTTTTAATATAATCGGCATAAAAGTCCAATGATTTATTACTATCATTATAACAATCAATAACAAACAATGCTCTGCCAATTTGCTGCGTAAATAAAATTGCTGTTTGATCACTAATACCTAAATCAAAATACACATCAACTGGATAACCAGGATCATACGGATAGTGAGAAATTTTTTTATCATCTTCCATCTTAGAAATTATTTTTCCGTAAATTGCACCTTGTAAATTAGCAGACCAACTACACTCAAACTCTTGTGCATACTGATCTTCGGTCATCAATTTTCTTGCCGACTCTAATTCTTCTTGTGGTACTAATCCTGTTTCACTTGCTTTGAACATACAAGTGTACCAATCAGGTAATGACTTTGCTTCTTCAAACAAATCATAAAAAGCATTCATGCCTTGTGGTGTACCAATAAAACAAACAGATCCAAGACGATCAGCAATAGCTGGTCTAATTACTTCCGCAAACATTCTGCTATCCATTTGTGCATATTCATCACACACAACAAAGTCAAAGTATTGACCCCTTGCACTATCTGGGTTTTCTGCTCCGTAGAGTGTTACTCGACCACCTGTTGGAAAATCAGCGCGTAGCTCTGTTTCATTGTACTTCATTCCTGGCACAACTCTGGAAAATTCTTTTAAATAATCCCATGCCACTAACTTTGACTGCACCCTCGTTGGAGAAAAGAACGCGCCACGAAAATTCTTTTTTTTGCTTGTGAGTGCAAGCTTAATTAAATGGTTAATCGAAAAAACTGTTTTCCCTCCGCGTCTATGCATACAGCATACGGCAAAACGGAATTTGTTTAAGGCATTGTGCAACTCTCGTTGTTGTGGTCTTGGCGAATACGCAATCTTAATTGTTTTCATTAGTGTAAAGTTTCCGAAATTTTCAGCGGTTGTACTTGTGCAATACCAAGTGCAGCTATGATTAGATTAGCTGTTTCCATTGCTTCTGTCTTATCGATAAAGTTTGATAGCTCGACTTTTACTGTGTTCTGTTTTTCATCAAATAAAACGAGTGCTTGAATGTCTTTGTTTGTGAGTGTCATATTCTCCCATGTATATATAAAAAAGGATGCAACCCAGTTTGGATGGTATCGAGGTCGCATATTGGCTAAAAACAAAGCTTTTCCTGGTAATATCCCTTGTTATAGGTCATTCAACTATTACTCTTTGTTGTATTCCCTTAGTTTATTGTAGTCTTGTCAGTTATTCCGTCAATTGGTGTATCATTCTCCGAACTTTGTACCTCGTGTGTGGTTTCTTTGCCTTTGTCTTGCAAAGACCCATCATCCCAGACTATCTTGATCATTGGTTCTCCTACATTCTCTATTGTTTGTTTATCTCCATAAACTCCAACCAACTTACTTGCCAACCACTTACCAAACCCAACTCTTTCTCTTAACAACATAACCTCTTGAGGTGGTGTTTCTTTATTCAATAGATCTCTACATTGATCTATTACAGTCATTGCACCAGTTTTTCTTGCATCAATTATTCTATTAAATAAATCGTTGTCTTTATTAGTCCATTTATAAATCGTTGCCAAATTTGGCATATCTTTACGTTCACAGATACTAGTAAGG